AGATACATATTTCTAAGTGTCAGGCATAGGTCTGATTAAACTAAATAAACTTATACAGTATATGACAGTCGCAAACGCAATTAGCAAGCTACGAGTAATGCTCGGCGCTGCTACTGAAGAAGTTAAAGAAGTTGTGGAAACTAAAATGGCGGAGGCTACTTTAGTTGATGGAACAGAAGTGTACACTGAAGGTGAATTACAACCAGGAGCAATCCTTTTTGTAAGAGCTGGAGACGGTGCATCAGAAGATCCATTTGCACCCGAAGGGTTACATTCCACGACTGACGGTTTATTAATCACAGTAGGTGAATCTGGTGAAATTACTAAAGTTGAAGATAAAGGCTCTGAAGAGTCAGTATCTGAAGCTGAAGAATCTTTCGAAGAGGAAGAAGAAGTAATTGTAAAAGAGAAAGACTTTGATGTAGAAGGAATGCTAGAAGGCATTGCAACTATGTTAGAGCCGTACCGAGATGAGATTAAAGAACTGAAAGAAGAACTAAGTGTTTTAACTTCAAGATTTAACGAAGTTGCAGATGAACCTGCAGCAAAAAAGGTTGCCAACACCTTCTCACAAGAGGCACAAAACAGAGCTACTACAGCTGAAGCAAGATTTGAAAGACTTGTATCATTAAGAAAGAGTAGAAAATAAACCAAAACAATTAAAAACAAAAACTAAATTATGGCATTTGATTTAACAGCGCTAAACGCGTGGACCGACGAAACTAGTCAAGATTTAATTGCAAAGGCAGTATTAGAAACAGACCTTATGTCTTATGTAGACTTAAGATCAGGACTTTCTGCTGGTACAGTAGCAATTAACTTAATGGACGGTGACTTAAACGTTGCTGACCTTGCATGTGGTTGGAACCCTTCTGGTAATGTAGATTTCTCACAAGTAGATATCACTATCAGAGACAAACAAGTAAAAATGGACTTATGTCCAGAAGACCTTAGACAATACTGGTTAAGCCAGAGAATGTCTGCGGCAGCAAACCAAGAGAGTGTTCCTTTCGAAGAAGTAATCGCTGATTACTACGTGAAAAGAATCTCAAAATACAACGAAGCTTACCTAATTGACGGTGACGGAACTGGAACTGGTATTAAAGACCAAGTAACAGCAGCAGCAGGAGCAACATTATCTGCTAACCCAGCAGCATTCACACTAGCTAATGCAGTAGAGCAAGCGTTAAACATCTTTGATGCAATCGACGAAGCATCTAAAGATAGAGATGATCTAATTATGATCATGTCTCCAGCAGCTTTTAATACTCTAAGAAGAGCATTAGTTGCACAAAACTATTACCACTATGACCAAGGAGACGGACGTTCTTTCGAACTTCCAGGTGCTAACATCACAGTAGTTAAAACTTCAGGTTTAACTGGTTCTGATTACGTAGCAGCAGGTCCTTCTTCAATGATTGTAGCAGGTACAGGTTTAGAAGATGATATGTCAACAGTACAGTTCTTTTTTGACAAAGGACAAGATGTTGTAAAATTCATCGCTAAATGGAGATTAGGTGTAGCCGTATCTCAAGTAGATCAATTCGGTACAAACGGATTAGCATAATTCAATAACTAGGGCCTTCGGGCCTTAGTTTTAACTAAAAAAACAAAGTATAAACTATGGCATGTAGCAATTTAACAGCAGGATTTACTTTAGACTGTAACGATTCTAACGGTGGTATTGACAAGATCTTTATCGCTAACGGACCAGTACAATCTATTACACAATCCTCAGGAACTATCTCAGCAATTACTGTAGCTGGTTCAGCCCTTGTACCTAGTGACTTCTTTGATTTTGACGTTCCAAGACAAACTAGTTCATTTACCGAAACTATAAATGTATCTCAAGAGAATGGTACTGTATTTTATGACCAAGCTCTTACAATGATATTCAACAAAATGGAAGCTGCTAAGAGAGATCAGATTTTACTGATGGCTCAAGCAACTGATATGGTTGTAGTATTTAAAGACAACAACGATAAGTACTTTAGCGTTGGTGTTGAAAGAGGTGCATTCATGACAGCAGGTTCATCAGTATCTGGTACCGCTTACGGTGACAGAAACGGATATGAATTAACAATTTCTGGAATGGAAGAATCTCCATCATTTGAAGTTACTAGCACTATCGTCGAGGCTTAATAATCGACACTATTATATTAACTAAGAAGGGTTCCAATAGGGACCCTTTTTTTTTGAATTACAACTTGTAGTCTTTTTATATTTCTAAGTAGAAACACACATTATATAGTATGACGACAACAATAACAGCAGAAGAAGCATTCTTTTTCATTAATAATCCTACTTCAGCACTAGATCTTAACGACACATTCACGCTTAAGTCACAATATTCACAAGAAATACTAGTAACTGTAACATCTGGTAACTGGTCAATTGTTAGCGAGAATACAAGATATGCAGAATTTATGGTAGACCTACCAGCAGATTTTGAAGATAAGCACTATAATGGCTATTATACATGGGCATTAGGTCCTTATACTGACATTGTAAAGATAATTACAAAGCCTGGAGGTGATACTGGCACGGTTGATTATGTCTCAGATAACGAGAACCGTGAGGCAGATACATACTTTAGACCGAATTACACATAAAACATAATATGAGAAACACGAACCCAGAAGGATTATATAGTATTAAAGGTAGCAAGTTTGAAGCATTAGACTTACCTGTAATCCAAGAACAAAGAGGAAAAGACTACATTAAGTTTGGTATAGATAATCTCTTCCCGCAGCAACTAATCGGCTTATACGATAGTTCTGCAATGAATCATACATGTATTGACGCTATTAAAGATGGTATCTTTGGAGAAGGTATTAAAGATTATGGCGGAGAATACATTAACACTGATGGAGATACTATTGACGAGATATTCTCTAGAATCAGTTTAGACTACACATTATTTGGTGGTTATTCACTAAATATTATATGGAATAAAGAAGGCACTAGAATTGCTGAAATTTACCACCTACCATTTGCAAACGTAAGATCAGGCAAGCCGGATGAGGAAGACAAGATACATTCTTACTACTATTCATCTGACTGGTCACAGATCAGAAAATATAAGCCAGTAGAATATAGAAGTTATGATCCAACAGATACTAAGAAAGATAGCGCAAGTCAAATCTATTATTGCAAAAACTACAACCCAGGCCAAGAGATCTATCCTTTACCCGCTTATATTGGTGGTGTTAATGATATTCAGCTTGATGCGAGGGTGTCTAGGTTCCACAACGCAAACATCTCAAACGGACTCGCACCAAGTATGTTCGTCCAATTTAGAAACGGCATACCGAATCCAGAAGAACGCAGAGACATTTATAGAGAAATAGAAGATACATTCAGTGGAGAAGAGAATGCTGGTAGATTCTTCTTGGCTTTTTCTGAGCCAGGTAAAGAACTGCAGGTGACACCAATCGAGAATGCTAACGACGATTACTACTTGACACTCGAACAAAGAATAACGTCACGAATCTTAACTGCACACCGTATTACTTCTCCACTTCTTTTAGGTATTAAAGATGGTGCAGGCTTTTCTAGTAACTCAGACGAAATCATTACATCTTACTCACACTTTATGAATACTGTAGTAAGACCTAAACAATCTAAAATTATTGATACATACGGTTATATTCTAGGTCTTGCAGGTTACAACGTAAGATTAGAAGTAGAGCCAGTACCAATGATAATCGGAACTGAAGCAGATGATCCTGCTTTACAAGAAGATATAACAAATATAGCAAACGACTAATATGGCAAATACAGCATTACTAGTATCAGAACAAAGAATGAAGCAGTGGACTCAGTTAGACGACAATGTTCGTATGAATGAGATTACACCTTTTATTATACAGGCGCAAGACATTTATATGCAGGCTACTTTAGGTACTAAATTATACAATAGACTTAAAGCAGGTGTAATTGCTAATGACTTAACAGCTAATGAGAAGACATTGCTTAATGACTACATTGGGCCAACTCTAATGCAATATAGTCTGTATTTAATGTTACCAAGCATTAAGTATAAGATAGCTAACCAGGGCATACTGAATGGCACCACAGAAGAGACTTCACCTACTACGTTAGATGAATTACAATATATTAGACAATCAACATTAGATACTGCAGAATTTTACAATAAAAGATTAATTAAATTCTTTTTTGATAATCCAAATATGTTTGCAGATTATACGAACCCAGGTACAGACGGAATGACACCAGACAAATCTAATCCTTATTTTAGCGGATTAGTAGTACCTCACTCAAATTTAAGATATTATGAAGAGAAATACGGAAACTGTTCGGACTGCGGTCCTTCCACGACAATCGTCGGCGACTAAGCAGAATATTAAAAAATTAAAAGTTGCTCTTAAGAAATTAAACAACTCTAACTAAAATTATATTTCTAAGTAGATGGATATAAAATCAGTAACAAAAGACTACGTAGAATGTGCCTCAGGCGGTGCAGTAACTACTCCTACCAATGGTAGTTGGATTTCTGCATACGCACTTTATTTAGGCGCTACAACCATTGTAAATGGTTCATGGCTACAAACATTATGTGCTCAGTTAAGTATAACCACACCAGTTAATGGTAGTTGGGTTATTGCTTTAGCTGCACATTACGGTATAACAGAACCTAAAAACGGCACATGGTGGTATGCAATTGCTGATCATGCATGTAACGGAGGATCGCCTGGCGTACCATTCGTATGGAATACAAACACAAATAACTGGGAAGCTGAGATTAGAACTTGGTCCCTAACATAAATATTTAAAACAAATATATGGCAACATTAACAGGACAACAGATCGATGGCTCGTACCAAGGTCTAATAAAAACAACAGATAACGGAGCTATCTCTGGTACTGCTAAAGCCGTTACAGACGGTTTAGGTAATGCTACTAACATTGAGATTAGCAATACTGCTACAAACTTTGTAAGTGGTACTGTAGACTTTACAGGTTCAACTGTAAGTGGTTTACCATCTAGCGCAGCTGGATTAGTTGCAGGTACAGGATCAGAATCTATAGAATCTGCAATAACTAGTACAGTTGCAAACGCATCAGCAACCGGTGCTATCGCATTAGGTGATGCCGCAGTTGCAAGTGCAGCTGGTAGTGTTGCTATAGGTAAAGATGTAACAGCTGCAACAGCAAATACAGTTTCGGTAAAAGCTTTAGAAACACAAACTGATGGTGGTGTTGCTATTAAAGGTGACGGTACTAACGCAGGTAAATTAAAATTATACTGTGAAGATGCATCAGGAGCACACAACGTAACTCTAGAAGGACCCGCACATGCTGGTGGAGCATCATACTCTTTAAAATTACCTAACGTACAATCAGCAGGTACACAGATACTAGAGGCTGATGCTTCAGGTAATTTAGCATGGATTAACACACCATCAGGTGGTGGAGGTTCTGCAGGACTAGAGAGTGGTACAGGTAGTAGCTCAATGCAGTCAGCTTCTTCATTAACTACTACAGCCGCAAATGCTTCTGGTAGTGAATCTATTGCTTTAGGTAATAATGCACGCGCCGCAGGCGGTTTAGGTATTGCTATTGGTAATAATGCACATGCACAAAATAATGAAGCAATGGCAATTGGTCCAGATGCTTTTGCAAGTGGTAACGCAGGTACTTTAGCTGTTGGTAGACAATCAAACTCTACAGCTATTGATGCTGTGGCTGTCGGTAGATATTCAAATTCTACTGGCTCATATTCTGCTGCTTTTGGTAGATCAGCTGACGCACAAGGTGAACAAGCCGTTGCTGTTGGTTATGACGCTACTGCAACTGGTAATCAGTCTATTGCTATCGGTGATAGAGCTATTGCAAACGCGGTAGACGCTGTGGCTATCGGTCAACAAATTACAGGTAGTATAGCTAGTACAGTTTCAGTAAAAGCACTAGAAGTACAAACAGACAGTACACCAACCGCAGGTGGTATTATTATATCAGATGCAGGTGGTACAGATAGAAGATTAAACATTAATGCTTCAGGTGCATTACAAGTAGATTCTGCTGCAGTAGGAGCAGCTCCGATGGTTAGCCTGCCTAGAACAACAGGAAATTATTTAAGTGGATGTGATGTTATTTATTCATCAGTTTTAATCCCAGCTAATACATTTGCTGCAGGAGATATATTACAGTTAAGTGGTGCAATGAGTGCTTCAGGTAGTGCTAATACTATATGGAGTGCATATTGGATTTCTACTAACGGTACTGTTGGTGGTTCTGCAACTGAAGAAGTTAATATGGGACAATTATCATTATCACAAGCTGATTGGGCAATAGGTTTCCAAAAGAATCTATACGTTAATGTAGCAGACGGTACTGGTACTGGTACAGAATTAGTTAGTGGAATGGCTTATACAGATGTAGATGGTACTGTTAACACATCAGGAATATCAACATATACTCCTGACTGGACATCAAATCTCTATTTAGTAAATAGAACTTGTATTCAAGCTAGTAATACTGGTGTAGCATA